CGGCGTACTTGTCTTCTGTGTATTCATGACCTTTAGTAAAAATTCTATTCATATATTCTTTTTGTCCTGGAGAAAGTTCTTCCACTTCTGAATGTTTAGTAAAAATTCTATTCATATATTCTTTTTGTCCTGGAGAAAGTTCTTCCACTTCTGAATGTTTAGTAAAAATTCTATTCATATATTCTTTTTTTTGTTCATCTATTGTTGGTTCATCCGTTGGACCCCATTTTTCTCCAACTCCTCCTCCCAAAAGTTCACGTCTTCTTCTAAAAATAAACGCCCCAATTTCTTCAGAAGACATTGTTTTCATCATTTCTTTTGCCCGTTTGATATCCATTAAACTTACTCGTTCTCCCGGTTCCACTAATACTGTTGCCAGTCTCATTGCCAGTTTATGTTCTTTTTCTTCTTCTGAACTTCTATCTACAAATTCTGCTAATCCTACTTTATCAAATTCATCTTGCAAGCCTGTACTTAATTTTGCTGGTAACGCTCCCGATGCTCCACCTACTGTAGCTCCTGGTGAGAAAATTCCTGTTTCTGTTATTTCATCTGTTCCGGGATGCACGTCGCCACCGTTGTCATAGGCGTTGATGATGCCGCCGTTGGCATAGTCTACTCCCGGTGCGGCGAAGTTGCCACCCCAATGATGTTTCGGCTGTATGTCATACCAGTCATCTGGCATTCCATCACCGTCCTTGTCCTCTTCTCCCATTGCCAAAAGATCAGTGACACCGAATGTTGCTCCTAGCCCAAGAGCTCCTTTTTCACCCCAACCTAAATTCTCCAAGTTCGGGAATCTTCCTGTTTTAAGTAAATCTTGCTTTTCTTTTAATTCTTTCATGAGTTTAGCGTATTTTACTGAGCCTATCTCACCAGCATCATGGAATTGCTTTAACGTCTTCATTTTATATTTATTCTCTGCCCATGCGTCCGATGGTGCGAATAATCCTTTTCCTCCTGCGCGCATTCCAGGGAACCATTTTCCTTCACCGTAAATTGGCGCTTCTCCGAGAATCTTGGACGCTCCATAGCCGTAGAGTCCGCCTTTCAGCGCTCCTGCCATATCACCTTCTCCGTAATATCCTCCAAGAGCTCCGATGCCCGCTGACGCCATAGGTCCAGCACCCATTGCACCCGCAATAACACCCGCATACGGCGCGATCTTCTTAACGGCTTTCTTCGCCTCCTTGAATATTTTTTTGAGAAAGAATTCGGGCTGTCCCGTGACGGGATTGATGGAATTAAGTTCGTTGCCGACGATGTACCGCTCCGGATCGATGCCCATGCCGCGCATCTGCGCGAACAGCATCGCCTTCAGTCTTGGATTTTCATCAAAGACCGCCATAGGCACGACGGTCTCCCCTTCGGCGGCGTGCACGATGTACGCGTCCTCGTACCGCCCTAAGTCGGCGAGCCTGGATACTTCATTTTGAAAACTTGCCAGTCCTCCGTCGGGTAGAATTTCCTGCATGCCTAAACTCATGTTCAGCTTGTTCCTCCAAATATTCCAGGCAACTTGTTCACGCTGACAGATACGTCGCGCACAATGTCCTGTTCTGTTGTATCGGTGGCAGGGTTGTTGACGTCGTCTCTCGCCTCTGTTTCATCGGCGTAGACTTTCCCTGTTTTGGCGTGCTTGACCGTGGTCGTCGTTTCCACGTCTGTTGCCGGAATGGTCGTCTTTCCGGCAATCACGGTAATGTCATCTTTTATAGCCATTTTTAATCCTCCTTGCAATCATTATTATCCTGGGTTCCCTATCTCAAGTATTGAAAAATGGGTGTGAAGCCTGTTGGCCGCCCCCGCCGTGACTTTTATCGCCTCGCTTTCATCCAGGACCTGGGGTCGCAACATTCCTTCAGCGCTTAGGCCAGCCGCCATGGTTCCCTGCTCCATAATAAATCCCGTGCCTCCTGAATCATAAATTTTAACGTAATTAACACCCGTAGCGTTGCTTAAATCATCATTGGAGACCCAAAATTCACTGAGTATGGCCTTCTTGGCCGCCGGAACGGTGTACACCGTCGTCTCGTTGGTGCTGGTGTAGTCATTGCGATAAGCGATGAACTTGTTGTTGACTCCCTGGTCCCTCTCCAAAATGGATGCATGTATCGTCAATCTATCGGCGACAGCCGCGGTGACCTTGAGAATGTCCCCCTCGTTCAGGGTCATGTTTCTGGAAAATGCCTCGGCTTCTGCTCCAGCAGAAACAAAGAAGAGAGAGGTATAGACAGAAAATACGTTCGCACTGGAATCCGTGATTGTCACTGTAAAATATGTATTATTTCCTGAAGTTTCAACCAGCCTGAGACTGTTAACAAAAGCCGTCTTTTCAGACGGAACCGTGTAGACGGTCGTCGCGCTCGTCGTTGACAGGTTCAGTTTTTTCGTTACGTAATTGTGCGCCATTTATTGTCCTATGAAGAACGCGAAGCGTTCCTGCTCCTCGCGGAGCTGCTCCGGCGTGTAGGAAGTGTTGAGAGCCTTGATTGTCTGATCAAGAGCGTCAACCAGTTGGTTGAATGGAGCAGAAGTTACCACTCCCCTGTTTTCATAATAAGATACCATTGTGCCAGCCCATTCACTACTCCATCTAGCGCCCGGATGTATGGGCAGTATGGGTGGATCAATCTTTGACATTTTTACTCCGATTTAGATTCATTTTTAATGTATGTTTTCGCCTTCTCCAGATCCTCGTCCGTCAGCTCCCCCTCCGGCTTGATGATGCGAGCGACTTTTATGAGGGTCTCATTATTATATATGGGATAGTACAGAGTCATCGGTATTTTTTCTATGTCCATTATCCATATCTCCCTCTGTATCCGAATCCGCCGCCGAATCCGCCGTAACCGCCGTAACCGCTGCCGTAACCTCCATAACCACCGAACTGTGGCTGTTTTGGCTGCAGTTGATCGGACAGACTGGCGATGCCTTTTTCCATGCTGTCCAGCCTATTGTTCAAACCTTTAAATTGCTCTCCAAATCCACCCATGGCCTCCTCGACTCCCGTCATCTGTTCGCCGAAACCACCTATCTGCTCTCCGTATCCTCCGAGCGTTTCACCGAATCCTCCGAGTTGCTCCTCGTATCCTCCGAGTTGCTCTCCGTATCCGCCGAGCGTTTCACCGAATCCTCCAAGCTGTTCACCAAATTGATGAAAACCATGTTGTGGTGACTGAATTGGATGACCTCTAGGTGGCCAAAGTCCTTTCGGCCCTCCTCCTCCAAGAATGTCTTGTATGTTTAGTGGTGGCCACCCCCCTTGTGGTGGTGCTTGTCGTATTATGCCAGTATGTTGTGGCTGTTGCCCTCCTTGATATCCTGCGAGTCCCAAAAGTCCCGCTTGTGTCGAAAGTCCCGGTTTACCTCCTCCTTGTTGATTCTGCCAATCCTGTAAAATTCCATATGCTCCCGGTGAAGACATGTCTATTTTCATTACGCCCCCCTCGTTCCGTCAGGTCTCAGCTCAAGTCGAATCGTGCCGTAGCGCCAGTCCTCATCGACCGCGTCGCTTGCAATGCGAACGGCGAGTTGCCGTCCCCTGATCCGTGTGTCCTGTTTTTTCGTGCTTGTGGAAATGGCATACGAACCATGGCTTGTCTGCGTTCCGGACGGGTAAGGCCTCGTCTTGATCGTCACGTCCACGTTCCCCGACTGGTTCTTGAAATCAGGAATGAACCTGCTCATTGACATGAACTGGTCACCGTCGGCGATGTCCATGTCCCCCGACTCCACATACGCCGTTATGGCGCTGCCATCGTCATTCTTGCCGTATTCCTGCTGATAGACGAACGTCCTGCCCGCCGTCACGCCGTACGCCGTCGGGATCGCGGTCGTCGTGTCCGTCGCACTGAATTCCGTCGCGTGCGGATAGTCGTATACTGTCCGGTCCGTCCAGGCGCTTCTTGCCAGGGTGCCGACATGCCAGACACTCTCCAGATAGTTGAATGTCACCTGCTTGTCCATTTGCTTGGAAGTTCCCGAAGGATAGAACCACATCACTTCGCCAAAGTCGGAAAGGGAGGAGCAAAAGACGTCCTCCTGCGCGCTCGGCTCGATGCTGTCAAACACGTGATCCTGCACGGTGCACGGAAGCTTGTTGACAGCTCCGTCGAACATGAAGAATGATTCCTTGCCCATCCAGAAAACCCTGCCTCCGATGTCAACGGCCGAGTTCATGCCCACCGCTCCGCAATTGCTGGCAATGTGCTTGAATCCGAATGTGAAGGGAGGTCCGATGAACTGCATCTGGTAGAGGGATGTGTCCGTGAAAACAAGGACAACGCCCCTGCTTCTGATCGCCGCCATGATCTTGCTTCCCCTCGTCAGACGCTGGGAGCCGGCGGTATTGATCGCGGTTGGCGTCCATGTGTTCGTTGCCTCCTGGTCCGACCACCGGATGAACATGTCATCCTGCGATGCGCTGGTCGCGATCGTCGTCTCCGTTCCAAAGAGAATGACATGACGGTCATCGCCCGAGACAAGCATGATCCTGCTCGCCGTAGGCGCGTTGCTTTGAACGGCCGCCAAATTGCCGCTGAGCCCTGAAGACGTGTCCCACAGGTAAAACCCCCCGTTGAACTTGCACGCGAGGCCGTCCTCGCCCCAGTTGTCCAAACTCCATTTT